CACGTCCTGGTCAGAATCTGGTCTCGCTCGCTGTGCAGAAGGCACAACTTGCTTTGACCACGATCCGACCCAATGGAAAGTGTGGCTTCCTCATCGACTGGGCAGATGCCGGCAATTACGAAGATATCTATCTTCATAAGGGCTCCATTCAAGAACAACTACGACGTACCGTTCGTGAGATCTTCTCTGGTTGTCGCTATACTGATAGTGACCGCTATAAGATGATCTTTCCTTCAACGTCTGCTTCCTACTCTACCTCAAAGGCAAATGGTGGGAAGTTCAATGACATTTCTGATTACATTCATCGTTCCGGTCAGATCTATCGCAATCCTGCGAAGATCGACGGCGGTTATGATGAGCGTCTTCAAGATGACACTGAAGAGGGCGTTGCATTCCGTATGGAACGCTATGCTAAACTTGATGCACTCGCCGAGGAGCGGGGAATCAAGAAAGGTAGCACGGCGTACCTCAAACTGTGGCATGACGAATTGTATCGTCATCCACAGAACGGATTCATTACAATGCATCAGAAAATGCAGAGTGATGAAGAAAACGAATGGATTGGTAAGGGAAATCATACCTTTGTCGTTGACCTTCGTCGAATCGAGGAGCAGACCGCCGCCATTTATGAGAATCTTCTCATTAGGGCAGGACGGAAGCGCTCTACGGTTCTTTGTGTAGGTCTAGCGGAGTCGCTTAAAGTACGTGTCATCACTGCTGGTGATGCATACAAAGCGAAAGTACTTCATCCTCTTCAGAAGTTCATGTGGCGCAAGCTTGTGCAACATGATACCTTCACGTTGACGGGACGTCCGGTTGATCCTTGGATCATCCAGGAGCGTCTCGGGGCGCATCTGGCGCCCGGACAGTACTATCTCTCAGGAGATTACTCTGCTGCCACTGACAATCTTGCCCCTTGGGTAACCGAGACTATTGGTCGAGAAATCGCCAAAGTTATTGGTTTACGTCCTGAGGAAGAGGAGCTCTTCATTGAGAACCTCGTAGGCAATTGGATTGACATGGCCGACAAAAGGGACAACATGGGTAATGATATCCGTCGACAAATGTGGGGTCAACTCATGGGCTCCATTGTCTCCTTCCCTATTCTTTGCATCGCCAATGCGGCATTTTGCCGGTGGGCCATTGAAATCGAACGTGACCGTAAGGTTCCGTTGAGTAACAGTGGTTTACTTATCAAGGGTGATGATGTGGTTTTCAAGACCACAAAGAAGGGGCATGAGATATGGAAGCGCATTACCGCCTATGGTGGACTTGAGTCCTCCGTCGGCAAGACCTTCCTTTCCGAGGAGTTTGCACAGATTAACTCTGTGAACTTCCGTCGTCTTGACACGCCTACCAAGCATCAGTTCTATAGTATTGAGAAAGGTAGTTATACTCGTGACCTATGGTTCGAGCAAACACCCTACATCAATCTTGGACTGCTGTATGGCATGAAACGATCAGGAGAGAAGGTTGGTCGAGATGCTATCGCTGACACAACAGAGACGCTTGGCGCTCGTTGTCGCGATCTCATCGGTAATGCACCTGCGGAATTACGTCATCCTTTGATGAAGTTATTCCTTAGGCATCATGATGACCTCTTGAAGAGCGTGAGAGTACCAAGGTACGTCCCCGAGCAGTGGGGTGGCGTCGGCTTGCCGACAGTTCCATCGCCACAAGAAGAGTGGGAAGGTACCGAACCTAGGTTCGGACCGACTCTACTCGACCGCAAGGGTGGTGCACGCATCGCTGAGATGCCGAAGCTTCCGAACGGAAGGCTACGGTATCCAGTTGGCGCACCATTAGCAGACGTCGAATGGTTGACCCATGGTGCCGTCATGGAGAAACTCCCGGAAATCAGTTATGGCTATCCTTCAGATCGCCAAAAAGCCGATTATCAACGGTTGTATTCTTCAGTGGCCTGGGACTGCTTCCTTCGTGATGACTACCTTCGAGATGCCGTGCTTGTTCACAACAAGCTCGACTACGAAGCGTCCATCGCTAAAGGGAAGGAGCCGCGGGTTAAATGGCGACCAAAGGTGTCAAAAGTCTTGAAGCAAAACGAGAAGTCGTGGGCTCAGGTTATCAAAGACGGTAACCTTCGCTCCCATCCTCCTCGTGCCTCTTGGCTTTTCTCACGCGACTCACCAAAGGCATTCCTTGATGTTGAGTTCTTATCAAACTACAGTAACGTCTCACGTGAAGTTCTTCACGATGATGCGTTGCTCAATTTGATGGGTGAGCTCAATGATTGGAATGTTTAGGCCTCGCGACCGAAATCCCGGTCAAGTGGCATCCTTCAGTTCGTCAACCCTGCAGATCCATGCGCGTCCCATCTCGGACGGCGTGAAGCTGGATTGTGGTTGCATGTGGCTGGCAAGGCAAGATCACCTGGTGCGGTACGTTCAGTACATTATTGCACTCAAGGATTCTTCGTCTTGTTCAGTTCTATTGCACGAGCACCCAGTCATAACGTTGTCTCTTGACTAAACGTATGGTGAGGTCAGGCTTTTGAAAACTGGAAGGAGCCACTGCTTAGCAGCAGGGTTTCGTGTGATTTTATAACAACTACGTATCTTGAGTCCTATCCCGTCAGCAGTGGCGTGGGTGCCACTCTGGCTGATAACAACAACATCAGAAGCCTTGCGCTGTGATGTCTGTTAGTTTCGGGGAGAATCAGAGTTTGATACAGCGAGGTGATCACCATCGCGCCAAACTGAGATAACTCTTGGAACTTGATACCGGTTGTGCATAACTTCACAGGGGAACATGCGTATCCCTCTGCAAAGTCCCGCGGCAGCTCGCCACGGAATATGCAC